ACCGTGAATAATAGCAGAAAATTCTACATAGCTGAAACTAAAGCATATTTTCAAAATTTATCTTCTGGTGTTGAAATTAATGCTGGTGGTATTGATGTAACAGGTGATTCAACTTTTGCAGGTAACGTTAGACTAAATGATAATGTGCAATTACAAATTGGCAGTTCTAATGATGCTTATATAACGCATAATGGCACTAATACATATTTTGTTAATGGCGTGGGTAATTTAGAAATAACTCAGGACACAAATGATGGAGATATTATTTTTAAATCTGATGATGGATTAAATGGAACAACGGAATATTTTAGAGTAGACGGCGGAGAATCAAAAACTATATTTACAAGAGATCTAAAATTTCTTGACAGTGGGTTGCCATCTCGTAAAGCTATTTTTGGAACTGGCAACGACCTTGCAATATATCACAATGCAACAGATTCCTTTATAGATAATAGTACAGGTAATTTATATATTAGAAATAATGAAAACGACAAAGATGTATATTTTCAAAATGACAATGGTAGTGGTGGTCTTGCAAATTATTTTTATTTAGACGGTGGTATAGCAAAAACTGTTTTTTCTAGAGATGCTCAATTTTTAGATAATGCAAAAGCTCTTTTTGGTAATAGCTATGATCTTCAAATATATCACGACGGAAGTAATAATTATATACAAGGTGTTACTGGTGATATGTATATCCAAAATGGAGCTAACGATAAAGATATTATATTTAGGTCAGATGATGGTAGTGGCGGTCAAACAGAATATTTTAAATTAGATGGTACTAATGTAAGAACTTTAGTAAGTAAAACAATAAATTTAATTGATAGCGTGCCGCTACAATTTGGTAATTCACAAGATTTAAGAATATATCATAATGGAAGTAATAGTTATATTCAAGATGCAGGCACAGGTAGTTTAAAAATACTTGCGCAAAATTTTGATTTAACTAACGCGGCTGAATCAGCTTTAATGATTAGAGCTATTGATGGTGCACAAGTTGAGTTGTATTATGGTGGTGCTAAAAAGTTTGAAACTATAAATACCGGTGTTGCTCTTGGAGGAAACTTACAGTTCGTTGGAGCTGGTGTTGGTAACTGCGGAACTAGATACATAACGTATAATTGCCCTGATGATGCAGAATATAATGTTATAGGTATAGCCCCAGGTAGTATTTCTGTAACAGGTAATATAGCTGTGACAGGTACAACCGATGGGGTTGATTTAAGTGAATATCCTACACTACCAAATCAGTTGACTTATCAAACGTTAGTTGCACATTTCTCACAAAGTACAGGCTCATCAAGTACATTTAACATACCAATGAATAATACAACAGAAAGCACAACTGCTACGTATTATCATGTATGGACTCCTCCCTTTAACGGGCAGGTTAAAACAATGATAATGAAACATGCTCACGGTAGTTCTCCAAGTTTAGTTTCTTCTACTCCAACAAAATTTAGAGTGGCTGTAAACGGCACAGGAGCGGATTATACATCTTCCAGCTTTTTAACAAGAGTAAGAGTTGAAGGCAGAAGTGATGATTATTATTCTTATGTGAAGGATGATAATATAAATCAAGCATTTAGTGCTGGTGATAGAGTTTATTTCCAGTTTTTAAATAGTTCTTCTTCTGTTTTATGGAGAAACTGTAGTGTATCGATAGTTGTAGAATATAATATAACATAATATGGCAAGTATAAATAGCAAAATAAGAGGTAAAAAATTATTTAAAGCCGGTAGTTCAGATCAAGCTGCTACAAAAGGCGGAGATGGAGAGATAACTGTATCAAGTGAAAAAGCTACAGAATTAAATTCTTTAACAGATATTAGTGAAATTTTTAATGATGAAGCTTTATATCAATCAAATAAGTTTTTACTAAAACAAATAGAAGATTTAAGATTAGATTTAGAAGAGCTACATACATTTGTAAAAGACTTTATGGGGACTAGTTCTACTAAAGGGGCTACAGGTTCATTTACTTCCGGTGATAAATCAGCGAAGAGTGTAACTGTGGACAAAGGTGTAATCACAGAAATAAAGTAAATATTACGTAAAATACGTAATGATATAATTATAATAATAACCTTAATAAAAATTACAATATGGCCTTACAAGGAAAGGTGGTCTTTAAAGGCCTCGACATTGATGAAGCATATGTTGTTATTAGCTCTGCTAGATGCTCAGTTAACAACACTTCAACTCCAGTACTAAAAACAGCGGCAACTTATAATGAAGATGGTTCTATAAAATCAGAAGCAGTATATGAGAATGAATTTACAAAAACATTAAGTGGTAGTTATCAAGCAAATGTTTTTTTAAACGCAGCTGCAAAAACAGCTAATCCAAATTCTTGGATAACTGAATTTCATGGATCTTATACACCAGATCACAAAGATTCTGCTAAAAACGACGTGGCTCAAGCTTACGGCGCTTTAAAATTAGTGGATGCGTACAAAGATCTTGCTGACGCTTAATAGCAAGATAAAATTAAATTAAATAAATTATGGCAAAATTAACAAATGACTTAAAAGTTACAGACGAAGAATTAAAATTAATTCAAGAACAAGTACAAAAAATTAACAATTTGCAAATGCAGGTTGGTGGTTTAGAAATACAAAAACAACTTGCGGTATTGCAAACGCAGCAATCGCAAGGTGAACTAGGCGAACTGCAAAGTACACTTGAAGAGAAATATGGTAAAGTTACAGTAAACTTACAAGATGGCACCATAAAAGAAATTGAAGAAGATGAGTCTAGTAAGGAAGATTAGTATTGGCAGAGATTATAAAAATGATGCAATGCATTATGCAGTAGGTCAAGAAGTTTATGGCGGTCACACTATATGTGATATAGTTGAAAAAGATCATAAATTTTCTATTTTTATTAAAAAAAATAATGAGGTATTACCTTGGAAAGATTTTAATAAGAATATGGCTATTGCAGTTGAATACAATTTAGAGTATTAATGCAAAGTATTTTTGATTTTATAATAAAACCAAAAACCAACAGATACGACAATACCAAACAAATCGATGATAAAGAACTGATATTAAATTCAGAAATATCTGATCATCGATATGTTAGTCGTGTTGGGGTTATATTACAGTTGCCTAAACATGAAACAACTGAGATGCAAATAGGTGATGAAGTTATAGTTCATCATAATGTATTTAGAAGATTCTATGATGTTTACGGTATAGAAAAAAATAGTAGAAGTTATTATAAGGAAGATAAGTATTTTGTAAAAACAGATCAAATATTTCTTTATAAAAGAAATGGTAAATGGAATGCTCCGAAGGGGTATTGTTTTATCAAACCAATTGAATCAAATAATATATTATTAGAAAAAGAAGTTCCATTAAGAGGTATTATCAAATATGTTGATAAAGAGCTTGAAGATATAAACAAAGAAGATTTAGTTGGGTTTACGCCAAGCAGTGAATATGAATTTATTGTTGATGGCGAAAGATTGTATAGAGTATTAACTAATTCAATATCTATTAAGTATGAACGTCAAGGAAACGAAAAAGAATATAATCCAAGCTGGGCAAAAGGCTGTTGAAGAATTAATTAAAGTAGCCAAAGAAGCTATTGTAGATTCTGACGATGATATTTCAGCAGATAGATTAAAAAATGCAGCAGCCACAAAAAAATTAGCAATATTTGATGCTTTTGAAATATTGAATAGACTTGAAGAAGAGAAAGCATTATTAGATAATAAACCTTTAGAGAATAAAGAACAAAGTTTTTCAGGGTTTGCAGAAAGAAGATCTAAGTAATGTATAAACAAACATTATATAGCGTTATAGAGCCTATAAAAATCAATACGATTAAAAGGCTTAATAAAGCAAAAAAGTGGAAATACGGGTATAATAAGGAGCATGACGTAGTTGTTATAAGCAAGACAGGTGTAATAGGTGAGATATATGAAATACAAAATCTTAAAATAGCTTTACCAAAGCAACCTAAAGATGTTTTTAAAGGTAATAATAAATGGGAGTCACAAGAATACCCAAAAGAATTAAACAAAATAAAAACAATATTTGACTGGCGTGATTTACCAGCGGATTTTAAAAGTAGTTGGCATGGGTATATTGATTCAGAATTTATTAGGAGGGAAGAAGGTTTTTGGTTTTATAATAAAAGCATCCCTACTTACATTACTGGCACTCATTATATGTACTTGCAGTGGAGTAAAATTGACGTTGGGAAGCCAGACTTTCGAGAGGCAAATAGATTATTCTATATTTTCTGGGAAGCTTGTAAGGCAGATGTACGATCCTATGGGATGTGCTACCTTAAGAACCGTAGATCTGGTTTCTCATTCATGGCCTCAGGAGAGGTGGTTAATTTGGCGACCATATCCTCTGACTCAAGATATGGAATTTTATCGAAGTCTGGGGCTGATGCCAAGAAGATGTTTACCGATAAGGTGGTACCCATTTCAGTTAACTATCCCTTCTTTTTCAAGCCCATCCAGGACGGAATGGACCGTCCAAAGACCGAGCTTGCCTACAGAGTCCCAGCCAGTAAGTTTACCAGAAGAAAGCTTACCGCTAACGAAGCCATCGAGGATATACAAGGTCTCGACACCACAATCGATTGGAAGAACACGGGGGATAACTCCTACGATGGAGAGAAACTCGCCCTCCTTGTTCATGACGAAGCCGGCAAATGGGAACGCCCCGAGAACATCCTCAACAACTGGCGTGTTACGAAAACCACCCTTAGATTAGGTAGCAGAGTAATAGGTAAATGTATGATGGGTTCAACAAGTAATTCATCAGATAAAGGTGGTGAAAACTTTAAAAAACTATATAATGATTCAGACGTTACCAAAAGAAACCGCAATGGACAGACT